GCTGGCGCCAAGATTGCTTCTTGTCTTGTCTATAAGAATAGTATTATATCATTTGGTTTTAATCAAAAGAAAAGCCATCCGTTTCAAGCCAAGTTTGGCAAGAATGATGACTGTATTTTTCTTCATGCAGAAGTTGATGCTATTAAGAATGCTCTCAAGTGCAACTCTTTGGATGAGTTGAAGAAGAGCACTCTGTATATCTATAGGGCTAAGAAGATTAATGGTAAGCTTGGTTCTGGTCTAGCAAAGCCTTGTGACGGTTGTATGAGAGCTATTGCTAACTTTAATATTCGGAATGTAGTCTATTCAACCGAGGGTGGTTATCAGTCTCTATAGTCTTCTTCTTTTTCAGTACCATCATCAATAATCACGTACTTGGTTTTGGAATCAAGCTCTGGATATACATCTAGTACCTTTCTTGCTTCAATAAGTCGACCGATAATATTATTAATGGTTGTATGGATCACCCCATCATTAACTCCATCCTGCAGTTCGTACAGGATGGAGTTTAAGTTAGTATCAACTGACTTGTCAATCTGGTACTGATTCTCTTTATTATCAGTTCTTGTTTCAAGAGGTGGAAACAAAATCTTTTTAATAGCATCAAGTTGTCGATGTGCTTCTGTTTCAGTCACTTGTTTTTTCCACCAAAACATAATATAATCCTTATCTTATTTTTTACGGCCGATTGTGTACTTACTCTGTAGGTCCCAATCGGCTTTTTCTTTAAATGTAAGCACCTTGATCTGATTAAGTGGTGCTTTGGAATCAATCAGATTCTTATTTACTATTTTAAATAGATTCCACTCTTCTAGCAACAGAGCTATAGAGTTTCGTCTTTGTCTATCATCTTCAGAAAAGTTGGAAGGTTTACCATCAAGTGCAAATAACTCTTTGAAATGCACTAGATAATATCTCCCTTGCTTATGAAGAATATGGCATGATTGATAGAGGATCTTATCTTTCTTTGAAGCAACCCCTATGCGTGTAAGAGTCTCTTTAATCTTCAAAAAATCATTGTCATCCGCTATAGTAATCTCTAATAAAGTTCTTAAAATATCCATAGTATTGCCTCACAATAAATCCTTCCCTATTTATTTTTTTGTCATCTTTGCGTTATTATTACTATCCGGATAGACATAGCGGTTGAGGAAGTCTGTTTTTTGTTCATCAGTCAGGATATTCCAAAACTGTCGAGTTCTTTGGATATTATATCCAATGATTCTAGAAATATCCTGCATCATCTTTAGTTCTTTCTTATCATCCTTAGACTTTGAAAGCCATGGCTTATAGCGCTTTGCTTTGGATGGAACAGCATAGAACATATAGTCGTGTTGTAGTTTCTTGTCTAAGAAATGAAACCGATTCATTGCTTCTGCATGAATGAAGGTATCCATGTGAGCAGAGAATGACTTGTTTACAATCCATGGTTCATAGTCACGGGAAGTCTGGTCATCATAGAGATACTCCTTGGTTTTAGAGATATCTGTAATGAATGACCAGACATTGAACTTGGATTTTTCCTCTTGTTCCTCTTCTCGAGTCTGCATTACTCCAAAGAGTGTTGAGGTCTCGCTCATGAGAACTCACACTCCATGGAGATTTCAATAAAGAATGCCATGAGATTGATTTCAGCATCGGCCACAAATGCGGCTTTATACTGATACTCTGCAATCTTTAGAATAAGAACAGGAATAGACCTCTTGGTGAAAAGATCGGCAGCATTATCGTAAATAGCACGAAATACAGCTACTGAATCGGTATCAGAGTTTTCATGGATCCATTTACGGATACCATCCATGTTCTTGGTCTTGCAATGACCAATCACTTCCTTGACAGTGATAGCTGTAAAGTTGGATAGAATCCCAGAGTCAATCTTACCAGCAACTGAATAGCGCTGTAGTTCATTAAGAACTCGACGCCAGTCCGGGAAGAACTTCTGAATGACTGCTGCAACGGCTTGCTTGTCATACTCTACATTTTCGGTAGCAAGAATGGTCTCCACACGCTTCATGAACTGCGAAGCAAGTTTTGGCATTTCCTTTTTGGGAATAATGAAGTCTACGATAGGAGCACGAGAATGAAGTGGTTTGATAATCCTATCCTTGTAGTTACAAGTAAGGATAAAGCCACAATTCTTGGAAAACTCTTCCATAAAGTTACGAAGAGCAGGTTGAGTAGAGTTGGGGTTTAGATAATCCGCCTCATCTAACAAGCAATATTTTCTACCACCAGAAAGTGAGACTGAGGAAGCAAAGTGTAGAATATCATTACGTAGTGTATCAATATTACCATTCATTGAACCGTTAATGACAATATAGTCACAACCTAGTTCCTCAAGCATGGCTCGAGCCACTGTAGTTTTACCAACACCAGCACCACCTGCTAGTGTCATATTTCCAATATTACCGGAATCCACAAAACCTTGAAAGGTCTTTTTTAGATCACAAGGTAGAATAGTATCGGCTACTTTCCGTGGGCGGTACTTTTCGACCCAGAGATACTGATCAAGCATTTACTTTCTCCATAATAAAAAACCACATGGATACATTATCACATATCCATGTGGCTGTCAATCAATTCAGTAAGATTAGAAGGTAGAGTTGGACTCTACTGCAATCCAATAAGTGACTTCAGTTCCTACAAACTGAGAGATACCCTTAGAAGAAATCATAACCTTGTAGTCGCCATCCATGATCTTAAGATTCTCTTGTCGGAAGATAGCACGGAAGACCTTATCACTTTCACCGATCTGAACAGAATAGGTGTCAGTTGATGGATTCTTCATATCAACGGCTTCTAGTGAGACTGTAGTTCCATCACCAATAATAGCAATCTCAGGTAGACCAAGAACACTTAGAGCCTTGGTGACATTCTGATAATCACGGTTGGTTAGAACACATTCAACGTCTACTGATGGTAGCTTGATTTCCTTTTCAGGAGGAGCCATAATAATGGTAGGATCAGCATAATGATAAATCACACCTCGGTTGCCATCAGAAATACGAACAGACTTATCACTAAATGTAAGTTCTGGATTCTCGAATAGAGATAGAGTTGAAATGAATCGGCTGAGATTGTAGATTGCCACCACATTCTCAAACTCTTCAGTGACTGTAGTACGAGCCATGATAGTCTTGTTTTGAGAGATGGTAGATACTACATTACCAGGTTTCAGAATAATCGAAGGGTTGATAGCAGAGAAGTTCTTTAGAACATGTAGAGTACGTGCACTTAGTTTCATAATATAGATAGTTCCTCTATTGTGGATAATGAATCATAATATGGATAAAGTAGTTTGTCAACTACTTTTTACCCTTTTTAAGCATTGCAGGATCAGCAGTTGCTGGAGCTCCAATAGATGCTAAATCGGCTAAAGATCCACCAAAGATATATGTTCCAACATGCTGAAGTTTCATCCAAGGACAATACCAAATCTTACCACCAGCTTGTGTTAACTTCTGGCAGAACCAATAGTCTTCTGATAGATAGCGCTTAGACTCTGGATCAATCTCTGCTTGGAAGTATTGCATGATTTCACGAGTACCATCAAAATGTTCAGTACGAACATGATCTGGTTTATAATGGTACTGAGGATAAGCATCTCTAAACTTTTCGAATGCAGATCGACGAGTCATCATAAAACCAGTACCAACCTCAGAAACTTCTACTGGTTCATCAATCCGAATAGTACCATTACCAGACTTTGGGTTAAAAACATAATCACCGACAAACTTTTCTAGAACATTGGGATCAGTATCTGCAATACCCTTATCAACCGCTAGCTTGATCTTTTCCCAAGAGATTGTCTTCTTTGGATATGGCCCTGCAAGAACATCATAGTCTGACTCATCGGATTGAAGTGCCATCATGGCAACAATATCACGAGGATCAAAACCAATATCCGAATCAATGAATAGCATATGAGTACAATCAGAGCGCATGAACTCATCAACACAATAGTTTCTAGCACGTGTGATTAGTGATTCATTGAATAGAAAATATGATCTAAGTTCTAGACCATTAGCAGCAAACATAGCAGTTAGGTCAGCAACCGATTTGGCGAAAAGACCCATACATGAACCGCCGTACATTGGTACGGCTAAAAATAACTTACGCTTCCTTAGTACATCCATCTCAATCTTTATTTCCATAATCTATTCCTTATAATGTTCATTATATAAAGCAAGCATAACGTAATGCAATGCCTTCATTAAATCTTTTTTGTTGGAGCCATCCTTTTTTCCATAGCGCCAAATATATTTCTCAGCTGTATCAAGGAAAGTGGTTGTGGCAGAACCACGAGCAATCCAAGCATCAAAACATTCTAGTGTCTCTGCTTTATAGTGCTCACCATAAGTCTTATCAATATACTCTTTAAAATCAGAGATAATCCTATCCTCACAGTATTTATACTGAATCTTATTGGATTCTAGATCTTGATAGGCTTTTAGGATTGATTTTGTGTTACCCAAAGAATCAGTAGGATTTAAAGTAAATGTATATCCTTCATCATTCATAGTTGTCAAAGTTACTTCAGCCATATTATACTCCATCAGTTATAATAGTATAGTCAATACCTATTTCTTCAAAAATAGATTTAGTCAAAATATTTGATTGTTCCCATTTAGATGAAATGGTTGCTGGATGGCAAGCAAATACTTTTTTAATACCTACTTGTGCTACACCCTTGGCACATTCGGAACAAACTGGTAGACCATGGACATAGAGAGTTGCATTATCTAGACTTACACCAGTCAAAGTAGCATTATAGATGCAGTTCATTTCACCATGGATCATATAAGAGTATTTAGTCTCTCTATTTGTCAGGCGATCAACTGAATCTTCAATACCTCTGGGAAAACCATTATACCCTGTTGCTAGGATTTGCCCGTGTTTACCCACAGCAACAGCACCAATCTTTGTGGATGGATCTTTAGACCAAGTTGATATTTCCTTAGCAAGATTTAAATAATGCAAGTCCCATTTGGTCGGAATCACTAGTTTACACCATAATAGTTCTTATACCATTCACAGAATTTAGCAACACCTTCTGGAATAGAAACCTTTGGTTTCCATCCAAGTGCTTGAAGCTTTGTGGTGTCTGACCAAGTCTCTAGTGTATCAGCAGGATGGCGAGGGACCATATTTTTATTAAGTTCACGTCCCATATTCTTTTCAATCTCTGCAATAAAGTCCATGAGCTGAACTTGTTGCCCACGCCCAATATTATAGATTTCTGCTTGTGGTTCTTCAGTATTTAGAATATGGTTCATTAGGATCTTGATTCCATTCACAATATCATCTACATAGGTAAAATCACGCTTCATGTCACCGAAGTTATAAACGTCAATAGTCTTTCCACTTACAGCAGCTTCAGCAAACTGGAATAGAGCCATATCTGGTCGACCATATGGACCATATACAGTAAAGAACCTTAGACCAACATTTTGCTTGATCTTTGAAGTTTTAAACTGACATTCATTTGTGCGCTTGGTGTATCCATATGGATTTAGTTGATGCCCAGTAGGTTCATCTTCTTTCCATGGTAGTGGATTACCTGCCATGACACAAGAGGTAGAAGCATAGATTGCTTTATTGATATTAAGTTCTTCAAGGGCTTCAATAAGATTTTGTGTACCGACAATATTATTTTGAATATAATCCATAGCATGATCGTATGAATGTCGAACACCAGCATATGCAGCTAGATGGATGACTAGATCCGGTTTTTCAAACTTTAAAGTATAAAAAGTATCAGATTTATTTAGTAAATCACGATCATAAACTACAATACCGATTTTATTTAAAATCTCACAACGATCATCTTTTAAATCTACATCATAGTATTCATTAAAGTTGTCCATACCTGATACGTAGTGACCAGCTTTATGTAGCTTTTGTGCCAGATGAAAGCCGATAAAACCAGCAATACCAGTAATAAAAATACGTGCCATTAAAAGTTTTTCCTACCTGTTGGATATTTTTCTACTGAATATTCAGTATCTTCATAAGCTTGATCAGTACCAAACTCACGAATAAGTTTCATTCCATAGTTATCAATCTTATTAACAATCTTTACATCTTTTCTGAGGATTGGAACATTTTGTCTAGCAGGTTGCCCATGCTTATTGATGATTGCTTCTAGATCAACGTGATGGTGCACTCTACCATATCTTTCCTGAAGTGTCACCACATCTGGGTGCATTTCCAGAAGCATCTTAGACTTCTTTAGTGAAGCATCTTCTTGATAGTTATTATAGATTTCTGATGTATTACCACCTTTTACCGTACCAGTCCTTGCTTTACCACATAGGAATGAGTAGAAAAGCATAGTACATAGACCTTCCTTCAGTACTCGAATAGAAAGATCCACGTCCTCATTATAACGACCACGCCATTTATGTGGGCAATCATTATCAATGAGAAAACAGGACATGATACGAGTATTTAGAATATAGGGAGGATATGGATAATCATCCACGCAGAAGAACTTATATTGAAGTCCTGCTAGTGCTACATTTTCAAAGCGGTCAACAAAATCCTCTACTGACCTAAAGCAAGCAGAACCACGCTCGATTCTATACCGCTTGTTATTATGAAACCTCCAGAACTCGAAAATATTATCATCAAGAAGCCAATGACGCTTGAAGCCATTAGCCTGCGAATGTTCCCAGCACCAGTTACGGGCTGGTCCTGAACCTTTGCCATGATTTGAAAATGGAAGTGTTAGAACTTTTTTGGGATCAATAACAGCAGCATATTGTTCATACTCTTGAGGTTCCACTGCAATGTAATATGGGACACCCATGCGTTCTAGAGCCTTGGAAGTATATCTAGATTCCCAACGATTTTTTGAGATGATATAAATGGGAAATCTGGTTGTAAACACATCATTCATCTTCAATAATCCTATTCATCATATTCTTCTCTCTACCTCTGTCTGGATACCATATCACATTTGTTTTTTCTGTCAAGGAATATCCTGTAAGTTCTGCAAATGCTTGTCGATCTTCCATTGTCTTAAACTTAAGTTTAAGTTGCTTATAGGGAGAAATATCTTGTGTATTAAATGCTGGCATACCTGCTGCATACCATTGAAGGTATGGATTACGCCATTCATTCTGAAGATCTTCAATAGTTTGTGCTACTAACATGCTTAAGATTCCATAAAATCAAGAAGACCATTTTGCTTTTCTTTTGTAAAAATAATAACTGAAGTTTTTGGATCTGGATTTTTATCCAATACTTTCATGAAGGCAATATAATCTTCTTCTGATCTAAAGTTTACATAGAGATTCTGCCAATCCTCTGGAAAATCTCTGTCAACTGGTTTTGGTTTGATCTTTGGTTTATCCTCGATTTGTTCACCTAAAAATTCCGATAAACTTACGGGAATAGTCTCTTTGGCTCTAAAGCCAACTAGATCATCATAATCTTTTGAGGTGTCTTTAATGTCCATCTTTATTTCCATTTTGAAAGTGAATATCGTTCAAATTGTTTTACGATATTTTCATCTGTAATAGTTTCCAATAGAATAGCATTATTCTTAGAGAATAGATGCATTGCTCGACCATCTGAAGTTGTAAGTGTTTTGACTTTTCTCTTATCCTTTGGCATTTCATATAGTCGAACGGTATTCTGATTGTATTTAGAAGGAGTTTCCACAAAGATTAGAATATCAATATCAGTACATTTTCTTAGTTGATTTGATCTTACAGAAAAAGAGTTTTCTTTATGCCATGCTTGTTGTGCTTTTACTTCACATGTTTTATTATCGACTAACATATCTTTTTTGGAATCAAAAAGATCTAGTGATTCTTCAACAGGTAAACCAAGTGAACGATAGTAGCGTGCTACCAGTTTTTCACCAAGTTCACCAGTTTTGGTTTTACGCTCACTATCGTTCAGCATATTTAGAATGCCTTACCACCTTCTGCAGCACGATTTTCAAGCTTATGATCTGCACGGTTAGCATTATAGTCATGCTTTTCGGCAAGAGCACCAGCAACGTCTAGACCTTCACGCCCAGCAAGATCAAAAATACGAATCATACAATCCGCTAGTTCTACCTCAAGCATTTTACGAGAAGTGAGGTGGTCATCCATTAGATCCTTACGAGCACCTTCTAGTGCTTCAGATAGTTCTGAATGACATAGTGCAAGCATAGTGCCGATTTCACGGGGCTTATTATGCCAACCCATAGCCTTAGCTTGACCGTGGAGCTTATTTTGAATGTTAGTTAGAGTTCTGATTTCATCAGTTGTAAGTGAAAAGTTCATATTATAAAATCCATTCTGGGGGTTGACGGTTAGTGTAAGCATGAAGATGTGACTTGCCTACTTTATAATAATGTCGGTAGTTTGTCAATGGGTCATCACTGATTTTATACTCATCAGCCATTGCCGATGGCATCTTAGTCCATTCATAGTTCTTAAGATTATTTGGAGGAGAAGATAGCATATATGCTAGATCACCTTCAAAGCACTTGTGAGTTTTACCATACCGGTATGTATATTCTTTACCAAGTGCATGAAAATGATCCACTAGCCAGTTATAATTTTCAACTGACTGGCGACACCAAACTGCACTTGGATGATTCACGTGAGTAGCAGTATAGATAACTGAATCACGAGCATCATCTAGGCGCCAACGCTTTACATTTCGACCAGTCTTGGATTTACCAGAGACCTCAATACCATCAAGAATACGATGAGCAGTGGACAAAAGTTGTGCGCTTTCGGTTACCATTTTTACTACATGTTTATCAACCATCCAATTAGCTGCTTGTTGCGGGTCAGTAGAAATATAAAAAATGTTCATAATCTGATTATACCCCATATTTTATGGATGTCAACTAAAAATATCTAAAAACGCTATCCAAATCTTTTAGTTCTTCTTCAGTTATAAGCACATAATCATATTCTTTCATTGCTGCATCGGCTTTCAATATAACTCGCTCATTTGATAATAATGATAAAGGTTTTACTTCTACTATTATATTATAATCTGGTAAATAAAAATCTGGATAATAAAATCTAGTTTTTCCATTTTCATCTTTATATTTTATTCTAAAGATTTTTTGCTCAGCAGGTTCTATTTTTATACCATTATTGAAGCAATATTCTATTAGTTTTAGTTCATAGGAAGATCTATAATAGATGCCATTATAATAACCACATAAATGATTTTTACCATTATATTTTCCTTTTTGGGAAATGGAAACAGGTGCATTATCGGATTGATACAATTCTGTTATAGATTTTCCTATTTTTACTTTGGTCTGTTCTTTGTGTTTTAAAGTCCCATTTTTTCTTTTTGATTCAATAATATTATTGACCCATTCCTCTGTTTTTGGGGGACCTGGTTTACTATTAGATAGACCTATTTGTTTAGAGTTATTATAACTTTTATCGCCATATTTTTCCAATAAAGTTTTTTCTCTAGTTTCTTGTTTCTTTTTTTGATCTGTATTTTTTATTCTTTTTTCTATTATCTCTTTAGATTGTTTTTTACCTGTTTTAGATTTTGATTGTAATAATCTATTTTCATCTGACTGGGAATAACATTTTTTTGAACAATATTTTAAATAACTTTGTCCTCTAAAAGAAGTTTCTTTAGAGCATTCTGGACAGATACCCTCGCCTTCTTGACGTAAATATTTGTCATAATATTCTTTTCTTTTTATTGAATGGACGGTTGAAATATGAGCCGAAAGACTATAGTTATTAGTACCTTCAAATGAACAAATTTTGCAAATAAACATATAAAATAATCCTGTTTTGGTTTCCAGGATTATTTATACTAAATGCGAGTCTATTTTAGGTATTTTTGAAAATATTTTTTATTCTAGAATCATTTTTACTACATGTTTATCCACCATCCACTGTGCCGCTTGAGTAGCATCAGTCGAGATATAAAAGATATTAATGGGTTTTCTCCTTAATAACTTAAACCAAATATAAGTGTGATAAGACTAACACCAGTGGCAATAAGACCAATACTAACACCGAAAGCATATAGTATAATCGTAGCTGGTAAAGCCATTATACCACTAATGCAAAATCCTGTAAACAATATAGAAAATATTGATGCTAAAGTCCATAAAACTATGGGCATTACCTACTCCACTTCCTTAAAGCTTGTTCACGATGAATAGGATTAGCAGTTGAATAGAATAACCTGCCATCAAGAAAGTCCATGGATTGTAAAAATACACGTGCTGTCATCCCTGTAAAAGTTTCGGTTCTCACTTCACTATTGGGAGTTGCAAAGCGAACCCTACAGTGTTGTGGTCTTTTGACCTTAACACATAACTGAGGATATGTCAATGACTTTTCTTCAAGTCTAATCTGTTGTTCTGAGACTTGTACTACCCTAGGATTAAAACAGACAAAGTTCTGTGGAGAACCACGCATAGCAAAGACTCTCCATGGTAAACCGACTTGAATAGCGGCAAGACATAGACCATTGTGCTCATACATTGTCTTAACTAGCTCTTGAGAGAACTCCACCGGATCTACCGGTGGATTGCTAAAATCAAAGTTCTCACTTACTTCCTTAAGAATAGGATCTTTATAATCTAATAGATGCATTAGTTCAT